GGCTAAAACCATGGCGAACGGCTGCCGAGTGTATTGATTGGTCAATCCCCTGCCCGTCTATCTTCGACACATCTGAGGAAATCAAAGCCAAGCTGGGCTTGACTGCCAAGCGACCACTGGCTGAGAACACAGAGGCCCGGATTGCACGCGGTATGAAACGCTACGTTCTGGACGCGGCCAAGCCGTTTGTCGTTAACCTGACCCATGGTGCCCGGCTCGAAGATGCCGGCGAACCGCTGCGCACTATCACAGGTGCCAACCGAGGTGAAAAGGTGGTCGTGGCCCCGCACGTGATGACGATGCGGAATGCTCAGAAGCCGTTTAATGGCGCTGATGAGCCAGCCCACACGATCACGGCAGGCGGTGCCGGTCTTTCACTGGTTGCACCTAACCTGATGAGCCTCAAAGGCAGCACACGTCGCGATAGTGCCGCCACTGCACCACACCCAACGGTTCTGGCAGGTGGTTATCACTCGGCCGTTGTTGCACCTGTCCTGACCTATGCTCAACACGGTGGCAGCAATCGCAGCCCCGAAAATCCCGCGCATACTTTCACGGCCAGCCGCAAGGATCAGAACGCCATTATCTCGCCAATGCTTGTGCAGACCGGCTATGGCGAGCGTAAAGGACAGGCACCCCGCGCACTCGACCCGTTTGCCCCCCTTGGCACCATCGTGGCAGGTGGCGGCAAGCACGCGCCCGCTGCAGCGTTCCTCGCTCAGCACAACAAGGCAAAGAACGGTGTAAATCCGGGTCGTCCTATCGATGCCCCGGTTTCGACCCTAACGGCGACGGGATCACATCAGATGATCGTAGCCCCTTGGTTTGCCAAATACTTCGGTACGGCCACCGGCGCCCGCACCGATGCGCCTTGCCATACCATTTCGACCCGGGACCGGTTCGGCCATATGCAGGCCGAGCTGACAGCACCAGAATTCGTGCCCGAACACGAAGACAAAGCGCGTCAGGTAGCCGAGTTCCTGCGCCGCCACGATGCTTGGGACGGTGGTGAGTTCGTCACGCTGGAAATCGACGGTCAAACCTTCGTCGTGGTCGACATCGGAATGCGGATGCTGACGCCGCGCGAATTGTTCACCGCGCAGGGCTTCCCATCCGACTACGTGATTGAGGGCGTCTGGAAAGAACAGGGCGACGACTGGATCTGGCAGCCCTTCCCCAAAACTGTGCAGGTCAGTTGCTGCGGAAACAGCGTCAGCCCCTATCCCGCCTGCGCACTCATCAAAGCAAATTGCGGCCACCTGGTCGAAGAACTGCAAAGGAAAGCGGCATGAACGACCTAACCCACCCGCAAGAAACAACGCGCACCCGTTACCTGCTGACAAAGCAGAAGATGGGCAACACCGGCAATGACTATATCGGCCGGGCGATTGCGACGATCGATGCGTTTGAGAAAAAGCTTGCCGCGCTCGAATCTCAGGCAGTGAACAATCCCCGCGCCAATTACGACGAGGACACCCAGACCAGGCAAATGTCAGGCGGGCTGATCCCATGAACCAGCGAGGCAACATTGAACTGCTGTGCCACGAAGCGAGGAAATCCTGATGCTTGACGTTAAGCCCGACTGGTGCGGTGAACACCTGATCCGATGCGCCCAGCGCAATGAGGAACCAGAAATCGACGTTTCAGAGAACGCCTTGGATCTGCGCCGGAAGAAAGTCGCCAAGCTGGTCAACATGCACCTGACGGCGCCAGAGATTGCCCGACGCCTCGGCGTGTCTGACAGCGTTGTTTACAAGGACGCTGCGAGGATGGGAATGCGGCTGACCGGTGCGAAAGTTCGCGGGCTACGGCCCAAATTGGAAAAGCAATTGTCTACAGCAAACGGTTCAACCTACGGATCTGTAGAGAATTCCTAAAACTTGAAGATCAATCGACCGAGACAACAAAAAGGAACGATGATGGCGCACGAGCTGATGGAACCCGCCTTAAAGGTCGCTAACACACTTGCGCCCCTGTCGTCTGGGAAGGTGCCGCAAGAAATAATCGTGCTGGATGCCGAGACGGTCAGCGTCGTCTCCGAGGTCGATGGCGTGGACTACATCCTGACGATGATGCGCGTACCCCGCCAACGCCAAAAACCAGCAACACAATAAGGAACGTTTAGCAGATGAATTGCCCAGAACATCTCGTTTTAGACATTCGCTACGTCATGATCTGGCACCACCAGCACGCCGACGTACCCCGCCAATATATCTCTTGGCGGGAAGTCATGAACCCAATGCGGTATGAAATTTGCATTGGCGCAGGACCGGGCCGCTACTGGCACATCAACGATGATGCTGTCATCTGGCGCAAATGGCGAAATCTACTATTCCACACGAAAAAGATGTGCTGGTTACGCGGCCATGATTGGCGTGAGATGAACAGCTTTCAAAGGCCGACGATGATCTGCGACCGCTGCATGAAAACTCGTCCAGCGGAATTCGACTGAAAGGAACCACGATGGGATATCAGCCCTCTGTCAGCGTAAACAAATGCCCCGCGTGTCACAGCATTTATGGCGGACCAAAGCTGAAAACTAAGGGAGTATTTCGGCAGTTTGTCAGGCTGGAATGCAAGTGCGGAGTTGCCGGTGCTTGGCAGCTTTGGACCGATCAAATCAACAATTGGAATCTGGCGGCGCGCGGCTGGGAATTGGTGGCTGGAGAACCAGCTATGCCAGCGCCACCGCCAAAGTCACGATAAAGGAATCCGGCATGGCGACTGAACCGCGAAAAGAACTGGCGGAAATCCCAGACGATCAGATCAGCGAAAGCATATCACCACTGTCGTGGACCACTATCAAACAGCGATGCGACCTGATGGATCATTGCGCGGTCGGGAATGTCAGTCCGGACGCCACCTTGATCCTCTCTCTGGTCCTGAAACTGACCAAGAGAACTTAACAACAAAAGGGAACCGGACATGAGCTTCTTGAGCGACATTTGGGACTTTTGCAGACCGTGGAAGGCATATGCACATGAAAGCGATGACGGCCTTTCAGCAGTGCAATCCCTTTGTCCCAGCATCATGGCGACTGGTGGCGTTTTGGCCATCGCAGCAGAGCGTCAGCGCCAAGTAAACGAAGAGGGCTGGTCGCTCGATCACGATGACACGCACTCAAGCGGGGAAATGTCCGCCGCCGCGTCAGCCTATGCGTTCAGCGCTTTCAACAACACCACATACCGTGCCTATGCTTCAGACCCGATTGGCTTCTGGCCATGGGATGAAAGCTGGTGGAAACCCAAGAGCCCACGCGAAGACCTTGTTCGCGCCGGGGCGTTGATTGCCGCTGAAATTGACCGGCTGGACCGGCTTGAAAACGAAACATCATAAAGGAACCACCGATGTCAAATGAGAACTGGAGCTGGTGGGTTGGCCACGACGAAGAACGCTACCACACAGAATGTGACACTCGGCAAGAGGCCATCCGCATTGCCAGCGAAGAACAAGACGGCGGGTACATATGCGAGGCGCTAAAGCCCGGAAACATTGAGCTTTCCGAGTTCTTTGACGTTGATCGTTTTCTCGAAGACGCAGACGACCGGGCTTATGATGACCATGGTGACCCTGAGGGTGGTGACCCTATCTTTGATATCAGTACCGAAGAGAGAAAAGGCCTTCAGTCTGCAGTTCGGGAAGCAATCAAAAAGTGGCAGGACAGGAACGGCTTGGTGTTTACCGGCTGGCAATTCCAGAAGATGCGGAACGAGGAATACGTGCCCGCTGAAGACGAAGAAACCGAAGACGCATAAGGGAACCCTACCGATGCCAGTTGAGCTTTGGACATTTGACAAACTCGCCAGTGTCAGTGGCTTTGCTAAAGCGACACTGGTTTCTATTGCCACAGAGAACGGTCTGGTCATTAAATGCGGCCGTACCAAAAAAATCAGAGAAGATGAAATCGAGGAATTGTACGAAAAATGCCGCGTAGGGAAAAAGGCGCTCGCCTCATCGAGCGGAAGCGAAAAGACCGCGCCAACGTCTGGGTCATCAAAGACACCGGCGGGTTCGAGCGTTCGACCGGCACGAGCAGCCGCGAAGAGGCTGAGGCAGCGCTCGCGGAATACATCGCAGGAAAATTCCGCCCAAGTGGTCCCACTAAAGCAGACGAGTTCCGCATAAGCCACATTCTGGCGATCTACGCCGACGAACACGCCATCGACGCGGCTGATCGAGACAGGATCTCCTACGCGATCGATGCGCTAGAGGATTATTGGGGCGAACTGGTCGTTTCCGACATCAAGGGCGAAACATGCCGTCGCTATGCCAAGACCAGAAAGAAAATCGTCCGGCGCGACCCAAAGACGAGAAGGCCGATCGAATGGGCTCCTGTGTCAGTGGCCACTATCCGGCGCGAACTGGGCACCCTCCGCGCCGCCCTGCGCTATTGTGCGGGTGAAGGCTACTTGATCGAGGTTCCGGTCGTTAAGATGCCCGACAAGCCCGAGACCGAGGAACGTTGGCTGACGCGCCAACAGGTCGCTATCCTGCTTTGGGCCGCACGCAAGCTGAATGTCGACGGAAGGCAACAAATGATCCGCTTCATCCTTACCGCCGTCTATACCGGCACCAGGCGCACCGCTGCGCTTGCTCTGGGCATCGACATACCCCGAACTGATTCAGGCTGGGTGGATACCACTCGCGGCATGATCTATCGCAAGGGCACACAAGAGCGGGCCACAGCAAAACGCCGACGCCCAGCCCGTTGCCCCGCCCGGCTACTAATGTTCGTCCGCCTCTGGAAGAAGAACGGCGCGAAATTCGTTTGCGAAGACTATCAGGGCAACCGCGTGGCAAACCTGCGCAAAGGCTGGGATCGGATGGCAGACCTAGCGATGGATATGGCCGAGTTGCGGGGCATCGAAATGCCACCCCGAAAACACCTGACGCCGCACATCCTGAAGCACACAGCCATCACGTGGGCCATGCAGAACGGTTCAACGATGGAAGATGCCGCCAGCTTCTTTTCGACGTCCACAGACACCATTGAAAGGGTGTACTGGCACCATTCGCCTTTCTGTCAGGAATCGGCAGTCGAGGCGATCAACAACCCTGTCAAGGCCCTGAAACGTGGGCGGTTTCGTGGGCGGGGCTGACTTAGTGAGCGCCGCTTGAGCCGTTAAGTTGTTGATTTTAATGGCGCACCTGAGAGGATTCGAACCTCTGGCCTCTGCCTTCGGAGGGCAGCGC